ATTTCAAACTGTCGAAGCATAAAACCGATAAGAGCGAAGGCTCCGTGGAGCGCCACAAAAGCCCAGAGTCCCCCAAGTTGGACCCAGCGGACGAAATCTCCCTGAGACTCAGGACCCCAAAGTAAAAGAAGAGAATGACCCATAGCATCAGCAGGCGTTGACACTGCCGCTGTAAGAAAATTAGCACCCTCAAGATAACTACTTGCAAGTCCGTGAGTGTACCAACTCGTCACAAAAGAAGTGCCAGTAAGCCAGCCACCAATTGCAAGATAAGCAGTGGGAAAAAGAAGTAGTCCAGACCAGCCCACAAAGACAAAGCGATCCCGTTTAAGCCAGTCATCAAGGACATCGAACCACCCCCTCCTTGTTCGTGTAAGTGTTGAAGTAACCATTTTTATTTAACGTTAAAGAATAAAAAAGGGGGTCGTAATGACCCCCATTTGTGTTGGATGATTGATATATCAACCGATAGAAGGTGCGGTCAAGGCCACAGGTGTGGACTCAGCAGCCGCAAGATCCAAGGGGAAGTTGTGAGCGTTGCGCTCGTGCATGACTTCCATTCCAAGACCTGCTCTGTTGAGGACATCTGCCCAGGTGTTGAGGACACGTCCTTGTCCATCGATGATGGATTGGTTGAAGTTGAACCCGTTGAGGTTGAACGCCATGGTGGAGACGCCGAGGGCGGTAAACCAGATTCCCACGACTGGCCATGCTGCGAGGAAGAAGTGCAGCGAGCGAGAGTTATTGAAAGAAGCATATTGGAAAATCAGACGACCGAAGTATCCATGTGCTGCAACAATATTGTAGGTCTCTTCTTCCTGACCAAACTTGTAACCGTAGTTCTGAGACTCTGTTTCGGTAGTCTCGCGGACCAGCGAAGAAGTAACCAAAGAACCATGCATGGCGGAGAACAGGGAACCACCGAAGACACCTGCGACTCCCAGCATGTGGAAGGGGTGCATCAGGATGTTGTGCTCTGCTTGGAAAACAAGCATGTAGTTAAACGTACCGGAGATACCCAAAGGCATACCATCGGAGAAAGAACCTTGACCAAAAGGATAGACCAGGAATACTGCGGATGCTGCTGCAACAGGTGCAGAGTAAGCAACACAGATCCAGGGACGCATACCCAGACGATAAGAGAGTTCCCACTCACGACCCATATAGGCAAAGACACCGATAAGGAAGTGGAAGACTACAAGTTGATAAGGACCACCATTATACAACCACTCGTCCAGAGAAGCTGCTTCCCAGATGGGATAGAAGTGAAGACCAATTGCGTTGGAAGAAGGAACAACTGCACCAGAGATGATGTTGTTACCGTAGATCAGCGAACCAGCGACTGGTTCACGGATACCGTCGATGTCCACGGGGGGAGCAGCGACGAAGGCGACGATGAAGCAGATAGTTGCTGCCAACAGAGTTGGAATCATCAGAACGCCGAACCAACCTACATACAGGCGGTTGTTGGTAGAGGTGACCCACTGGCAGAAAGACTCCCATGTGGACGTTTGTTGACGCGAAAGTGTTGTTGTCATTTGAAAAAGGGTAAAAAGGATCGCTAGGGATGCGACGGTAAGAATATTCCCACACCACCCTCCAGTGTGGGTATTAGAGACGTGTTTTGTTTCCCTAGAGGTCTCGGTTTAAGGGGAAATGGTGTGTTACGTTTCGTAACGTTCAACATATTTATATTAGCATAATCTCACACTCCCGTCAACCCCTGAGTATCCACTCGCACTAAAAATATAAATAACAGTCGTTTTAATCAATCTTTAATAAACTTAATCTCTAAATAGATGTGAGTTCATACGATTAATTAAATGAGAAAGGCATTAGTTGCTCTTGGAATGTTACTGATGACTACCACTGCTGTCAATGCTGGTGGACTCGTTACTAAGCACTCTTCAAGTGTAATGCTGACTGTTGATGCAGCAAGATCAGTTTCTACCAGAATTGGTTCTACATATAGCATCGCCGGATCTAATATAGATACCACTGACGGTACAACTGCAGGAACTGTTTCTGCCGGAACCATTACTTCGGGTGTATACAATCCTGGTACTATCTCAGCAACTCAGGATACTGCTGGTGCAGCGTTTTCATTCAGTCAATCCTACACTCAAGCAGACGCAGTTCCAACTGCTGCTGTTTCCATAGGTGCGGCTCCTAATTTCTCAAGCGTTACTTCATATGCAGCAGGAGACAATACTGCTTTAGCAGGTACTGTTACATCTGCTGGTGTTCTTACGGTAACAGCTGGTGGAGCTGGTACTAGTGCTACAGGACAATTCGTAAGTGAGATCACTGTTATTGACTGATAACGGAGGTCGTCATGACTTTTGGGGGGACGATATTAAAATATGCGATAGGTGCGGTGGTTGCAAGTGTCATACCTGCAACTGCCCTGGCGGTCCCTGTAGTCCCAAACTTCACCCAAGGCTCAATGACGAGTCACACAGAGACAACATCGAAGGTAACTGAAACTATTAACTCTATAGATTATAATACAGGATGGCAATATTCAGTAACTGGCACAAACGTGGGCAATGGTGGAGAAGCATTGAATCCATCAAACGTGACCAACAATGTAATGGTAAATCCTCTCGGAGGATTGGAGGGGCAGGTTTCGACAACAAATACGTCAGCAAATCTGGGGTCTGCGAAATTCACGATAACAGATCCGAAAGAAGCGTTTCAATTTACTCAAACGTATTCGGGTCCGGGGATGTCAAATCAAACAATAATTCAAAGGGTAACAGAAGTTACAAGCGTAACAGATACAACAAGTGTCTTTACCCAATAATTGTATTACTTATTGCATCACCAGTTAAAGCAAACGTAGGTGGTGTATCAGCAACAGCAAATCCAATCGCAAACAGTAGTGGCTCAGTGACTAATCAGGCCATTCAAGTTTTGCAAGGTCCATATGTAACTAACACCTATGGTGGTGGAATCTCTTGTCAGGGTCCTACAGCAAACATAACTCCTTTTATTACACACAGTAGAAGTTATCAAGATCCATTTGAACGATTCTATTACGAACCACAATATGATGGTAGAGATGTCAAAGGACAGAAAATAGAAATACAACAGCAAGTCAAAAACTATCCTTGGGAAGAATGGTATGATGATCGTACTTATATTTCAGATGGTAGTGATGGAAATGAACCCGGCACCGAACAAAGATGGTTCCCGGATGGTGCAGATATGACCATCGTCGTAGAAGATATTCAACCAGATGGTATTCCTGATAAACCAGGACGGGTTTTATGGAATAAACCAGTTAGAACAGGTCAACAAGATAATCTCTCGACTAATATTGGACTATCAGCAACGTTATCTTTCCCACTTGATGGTGGACTTCAAGAAAGATGTAAGGCAGCAGCAGATACTCAAACTCAACTAATGAGGCAAACCGTTGCTAACAAACGATTAGACTTTGAGATTGCCCGTCTTAAGAATTGTGGAGAATTAATGAAGAAAGGAATCAGTTTTCATCCTAAAAGCCCCTACTATTCCATTTGTGCCGATGTTGTAGTTCAAAATGTAAATACAATTCCTCAACATAGACACAGCATTCCTCCTATTTCTTCTTCTTCGGTTCCTTCAAAGCGGGCAATCCCCGTTTCTCCCGGTACTGATTCGCAATCACCTCTTGGCGGGACAATCTCCGGGGCTTCTTTCCCAATAAGGTCTGCACCTTTGTCAGCACCTTCTTCACAACCGGTTTCACCACTCTTAACAAAAGATCAGCAAGAGGTTTTGCGAGTATTGCCGAAGACGTTGCCACGACAGCAATAGAAGCAGTAGCAGTTACAGCACCTGCTGATGGAATGTTACCTATAATCTGCTGTCCAATACCAATATCTTCTGTAACCTGAATACACTCTTTACCTACCAATCGATAATCAATAACTTTTTGGTCCCCTTTGATAAATCCAACAGGTTCTTTGAGTTCTTGTGCTTCTGTTGGACAAGGGATGTCTTGCTGTGGTGTTTTAGGAACAGATGGTGTTTCTGGTGTTGGTGGTTTGGGTGCCTCCGGTTCTTCTGGTGCTCTAACTGGAGGAACTTCCTGTGATTTTTGTTCTGTTTCGTATTGTAATCTTCTTGCATCATAGTTGATGGCAGAGAAACTAGGCATCTCCCCATCACAAAATATTTTTACTTGCTCTGGATCATTGTTTGCCAGACTTGCATTCTCATCACTATCCTCGTGAGATTCTATACAACCAGGTATATTAACAATAGGAATACCCACCTCTGAAGTCACAGGTGGGTATATTGGAACAGCGATGGATGGTTCAGTCACCCATCGTGGAGTTGTTGGAATGTTTATATCGCGAATATTAATCGGTTTAATATCAAGACCAACAAAGGGTATCATCAGTCTTCAAAATATTTTCGAATAACTTCTAAACGTTCCTCCTCCTTCGCAATCAAATCAATCTGATCCTGTACAGCAGCAAGAACATCTGGATGTTCACCAATACCAACAGGATTCTTGAGATAAATCTCGATATTCATTTTTGCTTTCTTGATGTTCCCAATGGCAGGTGCTTTGAGAGCTTCTAACATTTCTCTTCTCATACTAATGTACCATGTGCTCTACGAATTTCACGGAGTTCTTCGAAGTTTTTCTGCTTGGTGCCTCCGTCATATTCCCAAGCATATCCCTCTATAATCATTTGCTCGTTGAGCGACACCTGTCCATCCCCGATGTATAACCAGCCAAGTAAACGACCATACTTCCCGACGCCACCAACAAGTTCAGTCCTAATAATAAGATCATCGTCACCAGCGATAGCACCCTCCAGTTTCTCTTTGAGCCAGTTAGTTGCGTCATAACCCAACTCCTTTTCTTCTAGGTCTCTGGTTCTTTTTTCTGGAGTATCTACACCTGCAACTCTAACTCTTTCTTTCTTTGATAAATCAAATCCAAGATCAATAGTAACATCAATGGTATCACCATCAACAACTCTATTAATCTCAACTACACGGAAGTTGTAACAACTCTTCCTGCTTGGGGGTGTCATTGCTCCCATTAATCTTGCTCCTCAGATGAAGGTTTGATGCTGACTTCCTCAACATAACTAGAAGCAATTTCAGTAGCACAAGGAGAACCACTCAAACTATTCTCAGTAAAAGCATCAGCATCCTCTGGCATTGCAGCAATAAGTCCTATGATAGTTACTGCTGCGCCGATAACAGCCGATGCCCTTTGAATCCAAATTTTATTGTCTAGAACTTTCTGTTCAACTTGCTTAAGTTTTTCTTCTGTTCTATCAATACGTTGATGAACTAGTTCAATCCTACGAATTGCATTCTCTAAAGTGCTATCGATAACAGAAACATCTTTTGTTTCTCCTTCAAGCGCAATGATGCGTTCCCGATAACTTTCAATCTTACTTTCTAATACCGCAAGTTTGGAATCCTGTTCGGCATCTTTATTCGTCAGGTCGCTCATCGTTCATCTCATTGAAAGCCATACGCATTATATAGACAATGTAATACATTGTCCCTGCTAAGAGTATGATTATAGAGATAATTACACCCCAAACAGGATCATTTATGTTCTCGTGAGGGCGAAGGAGTAGTTCCATCTTTACTATTAAAACTAGGGATCATTTGATATGCCAACTTGTCCCTCAATCTATTAATCCTATCTTCATCGTAGTTGAAAAACTCTCCTCTCTTATTCACCTTCTTATAATAATGAAGGGCATTCTGAATAATGGTGAAGTCTTCCATCGTTAGTTCAAAGTTCATTTATGATTCCTAGAAAAAGGTTCCCAATGTTGCCAACCATATTTATGAACTGCCCACATACCTATGATAGGTACAAAAACTAAAAGGAAACTCATGACACCAAGTGCCAGTGGAGTTTCCATCGTGTGTCGTACAAAAAGAATTATGCTGGATAGTCCCATTTGGTAATGCTCTCCGTTTTATGCCATGGTCCCCATCCGCCTTTATAGACATATGGAGTTGTGCGTATAGGACAAGTATCACCAATGCAAAGCAGATCGTCAACAATTCGCCAGGATTCCAACACTTCTTCAGAGTGGACGAAATGAGACTGATCGTTGATTAATGCATCATATAAAAGTTTTTCATAACCATCTACAGCACCCTCAGGATATGGGTGAGTTAGTGTTGCTGTTTCTACGTTGTCTCCCAGTCCAGGTGCCTTCATATTAATGCGGACATCTAGATGAGGATTAGGTTGGAATCTCATGACGATGCGGTCATCATATTCATGACCCTCAAAGAGAGTCATAGGTGGTGACTTCAATTTAATAACAACCTCAACACACTGGTAAGGCATTTTCTTACCACTCATGAAGTGAAAAGGAACTCCCTGCCAACGCCAGTTATCGATATATAAATCACCAGCGACAAAGGTAGGAGTGTCACTGTTAGGATCAACGCCCTCTTCAGACTTGTAAGTATCATACTGACCAAAAATAACTTTATGCCCTAGTCTAGTGGCGGCAAGCACTTTTGTCTTCTCTCGTCTGACTTCAGTTGCTGACATTCGGCAGGGTGCTTCCATAGCAATCAATGCTAGAACCTGAAGCATATGGTTCTGAAGCATATCCCTTACGACACCAGCACCCTCATAGTATTGAGAGCGTCCCTCACAACCAATAGTTTCAGTTGCAAAGATCTGAACCTCTTCAATATACTGACGATTCCAGAGAGGTTCTAATAGTGTATTAGAAAATCTTGTAGCAAGAATATTATTGACAGTATCTTTTCCAAGATAATGATCAATACGATACACCTGCTTCTCACGAAGATTTTTTGAAATAACTTCCTGCAGATCTTCAGCAGATCCCAAATCATGTCCAAAAGGTTTTTCTATAACCACTCTAGATCTATCACAATCATCTAAGAAACCACCCTTCTTCAGATTGATAATCGCATCAGCATATGTGTTTGGTGGAACAGACAAGAAATATGTTGTATCAGCACTGTCATCATGCAGTTTCATCAAACTTTCTTCGGATGCCAAATCACATGGGACAAAATCCATCCAGTCAGTAAATTTTTCTGGATAGTCACCAAGACTCTGCAACCAAGTTTCTCTTGGAAGCTCTCTACGAGAAGCACCAACTATCAATAATCCCTGTGGCAGTAATCCCTTACACCACAGTTGATACAATGCTGGTATCAGTTTTCTCTTACATAGGTCTCCGGCAGCGCCAAAGATTACTATGCGTTTACTAATGTGCTGTTCCGTTTCCATCGTATTTGTCCGTGTCGTAGTAGTCATTCTCACCCTTTCGTATCCCGAAATATATTGTGGATAATACAAAGGGTATTGAAATCCATAATAGGGCATGTGCTAGTGTCATTTCTCCCAACCTTTATTGCAGTGTTCGCATCCTTTACCACCGCATTTTGTACAAACCCAATTAGTTTTATCTGACATCGTGTCCTCCGAATTTATAACGCATTCCATTGAGTACACGGTTTGCAAATTCCCCTAATCGTCTGGAATTGAATCTTTCAAATAGGGCAGTAGAGATAACAGGGGCAGGTACACCAAGGTCCACAGCAGCGTGAACAGTCCAACGACCCTCACCACTATCGCTAACTCCCCCATCGAACTTGCTAAGCTCTCTATCGCGGCGTAATACATCAGCGGTAAGATCAAGCAACCAAGAACCGACCACACTGCCACGACGCCAAAGCTCAGCCACCTCAGCAACATTAATATCATATTGATAATCTGCCGGGTTCTCCATCGGAGCAACCTCGGCATCCCCTTCCTTAATATATTTGGAGCCAAGGTCCCCAGAATGCAGAATATCCAACCCTTCAGCGTATGCCTGCATGATTCCGTATTCGATTCCATTATGCACCATCTTTACAAAATGCCCAGCGCCAGGTCCCCCGCAGTGTAACCAACCATACTCAGCAGATGTTGCACTGGAATATGGATTAGTGCGGGCTGCAGCACCAATTCCCGGTGCGAGTGCCCTAAAGATTGGAGCGCAGACGGATACTGCAGTATTTGTACCGCCAACCATAAGACAGTATCCACGCTCCAGACCGTAAACTCCACCACTAGTACCGCAATCAATATATTGGATGCCAAGTTTGGCCAACCTTTCCGCTCTCCTGCGAGAATCTTTAAAGTTGCTATTGCCATGGTCAATAATAATATCCCCGTCGCCAAGTAATGGTAGTAACTCATTTAAAGTGTCCTCAACTAGTTCTGCAGGAATGACAAGTTGAAAAATTCCAGGGCATTCTGAATAGACTGTCTCACCAGATTTCTCTCCGTATATAGATACCTTTCTCTTTACTACTTGAACAAGGCTTTCCAAAGAATCTGCAGCTGCAGTAATATACCCACTTTCTTCTGCCTCTTTTGCTTTGGCATAGTTTCTACGATATCCATAAGTTTCAATACCTTCTTTAATCATTCGGCGGGACATACCTTCGCCCATCCGACCAAGACCAATAATACCAACTCTCATACTCACCTCGACTGTATTGCTAGTAATGTTTCATAGGGTATCCAAGCAGGTGTTTCATTCTTGAACTGAACTTGGACTTCTGTAATAACTCTTTCAAGATCCTTTCGATAGGATTGTCTTGTATTTTTTACACACGATAATGGATTAGTCATCAGGTCCTCCAGGGCACTGCGGATTGCATTCTTCTTCTCATTTCTGTTGCTAGAGAAGCATATTCGTTATACATTCTATCTCCGGCAACAAAACAATGTTGTCTCTGTTCCAACGCATCAATAATCAAAACGTAATCTTGTTTTGTAAAGTCGGGAAAATACTTCGTCATGGGTTTTCTGGGTCTAATCCTAGTTCTTTAAGATAATCTATCCACCATTGTGGATCCTTCTTTGTTTTCCAGTTTGGAACTGGTAAACATTTATCAGAATAATATTCTGATATCGCATCATCTAAAATCTGTGCGATCTCCATACTCCTCTTCCTCCTCGTCAACGTCTGCATATGCGTCTGCCACATATGGTCCGTGTGGTTTTTTGGATTCTGCTCTGACATACTTCCGTTCATCGTTGACTGCAAAAATCCACAAACTGAGTTTCATTACAACCCATATTATCACAATAGGAGATAGACAAGCAAGTAAAACGAGTGGGTTCATGTTGGTTCTCTGAAATACTCCGGTAAAGGACATCCTTTGAAATCGTTTATTTCATTGACAGATACGATAAACATGGTAGCGAATCCAAGGCAAAAAGCAAAAAGCATTTGAGGGAAGTTGTAATTGCCTACGAAGGCAGTAGGATCAGGTTCATCATCATGGGGATGAATTTGTTTAGCGATCCTTTCAACCTCTTTTTCCCTTTCCTCCTTGGATTTTTTATCCATTGTATCTACCTGGCCATGATAGTTGCATTCCAGAGATTAGCAACACAATAAAAGCAAATACAAACAAAAGATCCATAATCTACCTCGCTGTTTCCAAATCACTCGTATTGAGAACAGATGCTAAATCTTTCTCTCTAATAGTTAGTCGATCAGGATCTATTAATCTGATTGCCTCAGCAAGTTCTTGGAAGTGCTGAATCTCATCATTCATAATCTCACAGATCTTCTTATCATCAGGAAAACGTGTCAGATACTCAGCGTATGTGAGTGAAGCATGAACCTCTACTTCATATGAGAGGTGGTAAGCAGAACTAGGAGCCACCCAATAATAAACCACGTTGACCCAATAATAGATAAGGACGAGGTGTTTGGCAAAGAAACGATCAATCCAATAAGAATTACCGCCCCTAGATTCCATGTACTCCAGATGTTCTGTTTCGTTAAGAGTTTGAGCAAAATGTTCCTCCATCAGATAAATGTGTTCTGGCCCGCGCAATCCCATTGATTCTCGGAAATGAAGGACGCTTAAAAAAGCGAAATAAGGTGCCCGAGCAATCTCCTCAAGCACCCAGAATCGTTGATAGTCTCGACCTTTGTATAAAAAATCGATGATTGCGACTGTTAAATTAAGAAAATATGTGTTAAGTGTAGTCATCTTCATCCTCGTATAAAGGACATGGTTCTTCAAATAAGTGCTGCATTCTAAGTTGTTTGATTCGCTCCCTCAATTGTTTATAAAACTCTCTCTTCTCGTCTTCGTTCATTCTACATGTACGGTTCCGATCATTCCAGCTCCTTTATGAGGTCCACACCAGTAAGTATAGTCACCCGCTTCTGTAAAAGCAACGTCGAACTCTTCTCCTGGCATCATTGCAAGGGCTTCATGACCTAACTCAGGATGATCCTCAACGATGACGTTATGTGGTGGGAGCATATTGTTGACAAAGTGTACCGACTCTCCCGCACTGATTGTGACTTCAGCAGGATCAAAAACTAAGTTGCCACCAGAACCCATTTGGACATCAACTGCCCATGCTGGTGTTGCTAAAAATAGTGTAGTGAGTAGTACAAAAAACAACTTCATAGAAGTTTACGCGACTACACTATCTAGCGTAGTAGATAGTAAAATAATTGTGAATATTAGCAACCACTAACAGTTCTTGCTGCTTCTGCGCCGACAGTTTTACCTACATTCTGACCCAGTAAAGTTGCCCATCCTGCTGCTAACCACCCGATGTATGGAATACCTGTGAGCATAGGAGCAGCACTTGCTGTGATACTAGCACCGACCATCCCTCCGGTCGATTCTCCAGCGCCCACCGACTTTATACATTCTAGGTCCTCTGCAGTCCAAGACTTTCCCTCAGAAGATTTTTCACCTCTCGGAATATTCTTCTGCCCATCCATGGTATACTCATAGGTCTCAAAGTTTTCTGACTCAACAGAACCCTGTGATGATTTACCAAATATTCCCTTTTCATCATACTCTTTATCAACAGCAGATGACTTGGTTGTAGTCAATACCTTTGGATCATTTGACTTGTAGTCAATACGGTATCCTTCTGTTCCGACCTCAACCTTATATGATGAATAAGGTCCCGTGGGGAGATTGATGGCAGGGAACTGAGGACGATCAGCATACTTCTCTGTCGTCTTCATCTGATAGTCCATGAGATGCCCCAGCACACCGATATGTGCTATAGCAACCACACCACCTATTCCTAAAGCACACCACTTGAATGGGTTAGCCATGACTTAGACCTCAAACTTTTTCTTTTTTGGTTTCCTCTTTCTTGTCTTCTTCTTTTTTATCTTTTTTAGCCGGAACAACCCCGAAAGTAGCTAAAGTTCCGGTGAAGACGCTGGCTATAAAAGTCGGATCGATATTTTTCTGAGGAACACCAGGAATAGTCACATAATTTAAAGTGAGAATTGCTGCAGACCACGAAAGAATAACGACGCGCACCAAAGCAGACAATCCCTCATCTGCCCAGTCAAACTTATTCGATTTGGTTCCCTCTTTCTTAACAGGAGTCGATTCCATATGAAAAGAAATAAGGCAACTTTATTTATGATTCAAGTTGTTCTACAGAGATTTGTGTATGTCTAAGATTATTAAATTTTCTACAAAGACTATCGCTTGATTCGTGTTGCCATTTTTGATACGCATTCTTTAAGGATTGGATGTAATCATTTCCATCGATGCCTTTCATTTCCGCAGCAACTATGGACTTGATTAACACATCCCTTGTTAAATGTGTCATTTGAAAATTGTTGTTATCCAATAACAGACTTCTACATTACGAGACTGAAGAAGGTTTGTCAAGAAGCCTGCCTTGGCTGTGCTTCAATTTGTATTGAATGTTATTATTTAGGGAGATAATTGTTTTCGACCAACCATTCCCGTGTCTTAGGAGTTGGATCATAGTCAGTCCACATCGTACCCAAGGCACAAGATTCGAGTGCATCTAAAGTCATATCTTTTGTATGTCCTGCCCAAAATGCTTCTTTCTCCCAGGGGATGGCATGAGGCATATCCTTGTAGGTTCTCCTTGCCATTTCTTGCCACATTTCAGGGACATCCTCTTCATTGTGAATAATAGCAATCATATTATTCTTGATACTACCTGCCATACAATCTTGTGCAGCGTGCCATCCTTCATGACGCATAACGCTCATCAGTACGTGGGGGCGATTCATAAATCTTCTGTTAAGAAAGAAATTATTTCCTACAGTATGATAAACACCACGATGACCCACAGGAAAATATTTTTCGTCTGCTAAAAACACCCCAACTCCGATCCTGCTAAGGGAAGAGAGCATTCGATTGAACTCATTGGAAACAGAATAAAAATCATCAGTATTGGAATACTCACTAGAAATATCCAAAAGATTATTGATCTTTGTGACTCCATCTGTGCATTCCCTGAGTAACATACATCCCATGGCATCCATAGTGTAGTAACCCTTTGTGGGTTCACTACGAACTGGTACAGTCATTCCATGAGCAGCACCGAAAAGAAGACCAGCAAGAATAAATTTAATCATGGTAAAGTGACGCCTCCGGTCATTGTAGGTAGTTCAGGTGTTAGAGAGACTCCACCCGTCATTGTAGGCGGTTCAGGTGTTAGAGAGACTCCACCCGTCATTGTAGGCAGTTCTGGTGTAACAGCATCAAGCAAGTCTGGAAGTGCCCCAGCAATCGCTTCTGCTGCTGCCTTAGACACTCTTTCTTTTACATTATCTATAATCTTATCCCTAGAAACGTAAACATACGCCCCGCCACCAATAATACTCGCCGTTCCTAGGAATGATAATACTGCTAAAACATTAATTACTTTCTGCATAGTATACCTCAAAATATTTTGTCACTCCAAATGAAGTCATGTGACCTTGAGAGACCCAATCATGAGCACACTCAAAGATGGATTGACTGGAGTATTTAGGAACAACTCCATCCATCTGTCCGCCGTACTTCTTAAGAAGGATTTGTAAGACCTCCTCACGTAGTTTCATTTTCTCTGGACTATATCGCCAATCATCGTTCATGAAAGTTCTCCGATCCACCGATGTGATTCAACTGTATTGTAGTCCCTTTGGATCGAGTTGCAAGCTCATACATGTCTTGATGAATTGTTTTAGATTCACCAGTGCCATAATACTTGTGTGCCTCATCTTTAAATGCTTGATATTTTCTCTCCATATAATCTTTATTCTCATCAGAGAGAGTTGCTGGTCCAAACCACTCATCATGTTTTAGATACTGTGGAGCAACAACTGTTGTATGCTCTGCTTTAGGAACGTTAAATGGAATGAATGGAAGATTCACACCTCCAGATGTAACTTTGATGCCTGTGTTTGGAAGCATACTTTTCACCGTACCTAGGAGTTTTTGTTTGATTTTATTTAACATTATGAGAGAACAAGTTTCTTGGAATAGTTATATGCATAAGTCTCGCGCTTTCCTTTGATGCCCCAACCTAACCAACGGTATGCTGGTTTCATATAGTAGGACACGCTTTGCCCGCTACCCTCAAACGTGGGTAGATGCTTTTGAAATACATTCTCATTAATCATGTAACGAGTCTGACATGTTAATTCACTGGGATCACAATCATACTTTTTGGCAAACATTCCTAACCCATTATAACGCTTCGGACTAGTCCACTGGATGATTCCATACCCACCGCGATAGCAACGGTCATAAGGAACTCTAGCGCCTCCTTCGCATACATTGGCACGGAAGTTGCTCTCTTGTTTAATGTTACCCAGAATCGTTGCAAGTGCATTACGGTCCCTAATGTTTGTATTTTTTTGTAATTGACTTAAAATATATTTTTCTTCTGGAGTACATTCAGGACAGTTCCACGTTTTCTCATATGAATATAAAACCATCTCTGCGGACTCTGTGGAAGCAATAGCCGTAGTTACAGCATTTGGAGCACATGACATTCCAAGAAGTCCTAACACCGAAAGTGCAACAAATGACTTAAACATAAAAGGGGAGCATAATGCCCCCCTATTATAAAGTATTCTGTTTTTCTTGTCAATTATTTGGTGCCGTGGCAGGAATCATCATCCCCCCACCAAAGTCATCGTCATCATCAGCATCATGAGATACTGCCCAGACGACCCAAGCAAATAACAATCCAGATGCTAAAGCTAACATGTTCTCTATCACCAAATACCTGGGATGAGTTGACCTGTAATAGCATAGGATCCCATTGCTGCTACTACTCCGAGCATTGCTGCCCAACCATTAATACGTTCTGCTCTTTCGTTCATTGTCCTGTCTCCTGTAAAGTTAAATAAAAGTTTTCGTTCGTTGGTTTTCTACCATCTAGTTCGTAGATGGTAGAGTCTCCGTAAGTCTTGTGATCCTTGTATCCCACCATTCTCCCCTTTGTGTTTTGAAGGGCAGGCATGAATACAATATAGAAAAATACTCCTGGTGCTCCGATAATTAAAGCACTTGCGATTACATAATATGTGAGAAGTTCAGTCAGGGAAGTTTCCATCAGATCATACCAAAGAAAAGATTACCGGTCAGTGCATATGAGAAAACAGCAAAGAAGAAACCAATCATCGCAGTGCGACCATTCAGTTTTTCTGCACGTTCTGCATAACTCTCGTAACCATAACGCTCAGCATCTGATTTCGACACATACATTTTTGGTTCCTTGGCAAAAAGATTTTGCTGACCACGCTCATTAGTTGTTACAGTCATTTACTTAAAGTTATAAATCTTTACATATTATATAGTAAAAAAGACATCCTGTCAATAGGATGCCTGTAGTTATTAATACTCAATCAGATAAATTTGCCATGTACTCGTCAAGTTTTCTTTCCAATCCTTCATATTTACGAAGGATTTGCATATGCTCATTCTCTAAATCTTCGAGACGATATTGAAGTCTCTCTACCAAATCATAAATATTTTTAAACTCCGTAATATTCTCCTCTCCACGATCAGAGTCCTCATAGAACCATTCTAACATCTTTTGAACTTTCTTTTTCACCAGTCTTCGTCTCCAAACTCTAGGTTTTCCTGATGTTCAGCGTTCTTTTTACAATATCCATGGACATCCATCTTCATGTCCAAATGTGCTCTAGTATGTATACCCTCAATCAGTATAAGTATAAGAATAAGTCCTGCTGGCACCAACCATAATTGGGAAGAGCAGCAGGCAATACACCATTTTTTCCATTTAGGGTCACATGAGTTATTATCTTTCACTACAATAAACAGCTCCTGACATTGGATTAGGTGGAAGACACGTAAATTGTGACTTACGTGTCATCAATCCCATTATAACAAACAATTGAGCAATAACAATAGATGAGCAAATATATTTACTCAATTGCTTGCGGGTAAATTTCATTAGAACTTAAAGATACTAATACTATTTACCGGATCCTTCTCGTTAGAAGTGATAAAGAGTCCTTCTTCCTCTAGAGTCAAAAGTCCTTCAGGTGCTTTACCTGTAGGAAGAATCTGTGTCATAACAGGGGAAGAAAGATTACTAATATCATAAACACCAACTGCATTTGCTCTCTCGGCACCTACGAATAGCATACGCTTACCATTGTAAGTTCCAACTGCAACGGATTCGGGTTCTACACCTTTCTTCTCAGCACGTTTGTCGTTCCAGTAACCTGCCTCAGCAAGAGTATTCTCAAAGGTGTTTCCGGAATCATATACAATCGTACCATCTTTATGGAAAATTGTAAATCCTCTAGAACCACCACGCTTGTGCTCACCACGACGCTTCAGTTTGTAATCACCCTCGTTTGCAGTAACGAAGTGATTATCATCAATCCAAGCAACAGCATCGGGCTCACGACGAACACCCTGGCGACTGCCCACAGGCATATAGTAACCATCTTTGGTGTCGTCGATGTCATAGAGATCTACAGTGCCAGCAGTGAAATCGGAGAGAACATTGCCACGGGAATCAAGAACAACCATATGATTATTCTCTTGAAGAGTAACAACAATTTCACCCTTGTCATTGATATCAACAAAC